TGGCGAAATTATCAGCGGACTTTTTCCCGTTTCTTGGGCTACACTCATATCATAATTGGGCAAGACCTGCCCATTGGCATTTCCAGTCGTATAGATACAGGTCTACAACACGATTCAGTACAGTACAGGAGTAAAATATGTCGAAGAATCTTCCTACCCTTTATCAAGATTTCATTCATCTTTCCCGTTATTCACGATGGCTCGAAAAAGAAGGTCGGCGTGAGCATTGGGACGAAACAGTAAAGCGGTATTTTGACTTCTTCCAGAAGCATCTGAAGGAAAATCAGGGCTTTACTCTGACTGCCGAGATGCGATCCGAACTGGAGAATGCCGTACTGAATCTGGAGATCATGCCGTCCATGCGTGCACTGATGACCGCAGGCGAAGCACTGGAACGGGACCATACTGCTGGTTATAATTGTTCTTATGTTGCGGTCAACCGTGTTCGGGCATTTGATGAGATTCTTTATATCCTTATGTGCGGCACAGGAGTTGGGTTCTCTGTGGAGCGTCAATATGTTGAAAAACTTCCTACAATTGCTGAACATTTCACTAATTCAGACACCACTATCATTGTTCAAGATAGTAAGGCTGGTTGGGCTAAGGCTTACAAAGAACTTGTATCCCTACTTATTGGAGGTCAAATACCCCGATGGGACTTGTCTAAAGTTCGTCCTGCTGGCGCACGGCTTAAAACATTTGGAGGGAGAGCATCAGGGCCAAAACCTCTCGACGATCTTTTCCGCTTCACCAGTGATACTTTTAAGAGAGCGGCAGGGAGAAAACTCAATTCTATCGAATGCCACGACCTCGTATGTAAAATTGCGGAGATTGTGGTGGTGGGAGGAGTCCGTCGATCTGCTCTTATTAGCCTATCGAACCTCACTGATGAGAGGATGAGAGAAGCAAAGACAGGAGCATGGTGGGAAGCCAATCCTCAGCGTGCCCTCGCAAACAACTCTGTGGCATACAAGGAAAAGCCTGAGATGGGTGTTTTCATGGAGGAGTGGCTCTCGCTGTACAAGAGCAAGAGCGGCGAGCGTGGTATTTTCAATCGGGCGGCAGCACAGAAAACCGTAGCGAAATTGGGCGATCGGCGTGACTCCACATACGAGTTTGGAACTAATCCATGTTCCGAGATTATTCTTCGTGACCGTGAGTTTTGTAATCTCACCGAAGTGGTTGTGCGTCCCGAAGACACAGCGGAAACTCTGAAGCGTAAGGTCCGTCTTGCTGCGATACTCGGAACATGGCAGGCATCCCTTACAAACTTCCCGTACCTTTCTTCCGAATGGAAAAAGAACTGTGAAGAGGAAGCCTTGCTCGGCGTTTCCCTTACAGGCATCATGGATAATCCTGTGATGTACAAGAATCGGGAAATCCTGCGTCAAAGCCTAGAAGATCTACGGGGAGTCGCAATAGCAACAAACAAGGAGTGGGCAAAGCGGATCAAGATCAATCCTGCGGCGGCTATTACTTGCGTGAAGCCCAGTGGAACTGTATCACAACTTGTGGATGCGGCTTCGGGTATTCACGCCCGGCACAACGAATACTACATTCGCACCGTGCGTGCGGATCGGAAAGATCCACTGTGCCAGATGATGATCGACCTTGGGTTCCCACACGAGCCTTGTGTAATGAAGCCCGACAATGTTATGGTGTTCTCGTTCCCCATGAAGGCTGTGGGTTCCGTGACACGAAACGACATGAGTGCCATCGAGCAACTAGAACTGTGGTTGGAATACCAGAATCACTGGTGTGAACACAAGCCATCGATCACCGTGACTGTAAAGGATCACGAATGGATGGAAGTGGGGGCATGGGTATACAACCACTTTGACAGCATTAGTGGTATTTCCTTCTTGCCCCATTCTGACCATTCGTATCGTCAGGCTCCGTATCAGGACTGTACTCGGGAGGAATATGAAGCCGCACTTGCCCAGATGCCACAAGGAGTGGATTGGTCCTTGCTTTCCAAGTATGAGAAGGAAGACAATACTGTGGGAAACCAGACTTTTGCTTGCTCTGGTGACAAGTGTGAAATTGTGGATTTGACCTCTAGATAAATTAAAATAATGGGATCAAAATGGATAAAGTTCAAATTGATTGGAATGTTTGTGATTGCCTGCGAAACAGTGGTTTGACCGCCGAGAGTGAATATGTTCGGTCGCTCCACGAAGAACTACACCGCACCCGTAAGATAAATACGGCACTCTCTGATGCCCTTCAGTCCTTGGAAGGTGAAATGATGCGGCACAAGGATTTTGTTTCCGCAGTAGTGGACGATCTGGTTCGAGTAAAGTAATGAATAGTCCCAAATCCTACATACTTATGATATATCCATATTCACCCTATCAGGAGGACACTAGAAATGGAAGTAATCATGTCTGAAACACTCGGAACAATCTTCTACAGCATTGTAGTTTTCGTAGCGGGAGCGCTCATCGGAACTCCGCTGTGGAACTGGGTCAACAAGAAACTGCCTTGGAATAAAGGCAAGTAAATAACCCAAATCCGTAAAAGAGACACCCCCGCAAGGGGGTGTTTTCGCATAAATAGAGGTATGAGAGTAATCGGTATTGACTACAGTATTCGATGTCCCGCCGTCTGTATTTTCGAGACGAGGGAAACTCCACCAGTTTGGTATTCCCAAAACTGCCAAATACACTTCTTGTCCGACCGCAAAAAAGATTCGTATCGAATCACTGCCAATGTGACGGGACACTACATGCCTGTTTACAAACACCAAGATGAAATAGATCGGTTCGACACCATATCCAGATGGTGTATGGAACTTCTACAGCCCGGAGACATCATAGGCATCGAGGACTATGCGTTCTCGGCTCAGGGCATGGTCTACAAGATCGGAGAAAACACAGGACTACTGAAGTATAAAATGTGGCTAGCAGGATACGATTTTGAGCCAGTGTCGAATACCAAGCCCAAGAAACTCGCAACAGGCAGAGGCAATGCCGACAAGCAAAGCGTATACGATGCGTTTTGTGCGGAAACCGAATGGACTGTTCACGAGCACCTTTCCAAAACAAAGAGCAACAAAGTAAAGAGTCCGCTATCAGACATAGCGGACTCCTATTATATCGCCAAGTATCTTTTCGGGAAACGAACTATCGTTTAGGTTTGCGTTTCCGTGCGGGGACCAAGCGTCTCTTTCCCACAACCTTACCCTCATCCACAAATCCGTCTTGGTCCTGATCTTCAGGTAGTTTACGAATCTGAACATAGTACCATATTGCCCCGAAAGCAAGCAGGCAATAGAACAGGACTCCGTACCAGTTTACTTTGCTTATGGCTATTTGGGTTCCTGTGGGCAAGGTGACTTCAGAACCAGCCCCTAGTACTACAGGTGTAGGATTCGCAAAACGGAGTTCGGTGCTTTCTGGAAGCACAACTGGTGTTCCTTTAGGGAGCACAGCCTTTTGCGATTTCTCCAGTGGAATAATACCAGTGGAGTCCTGAGTTTTCAGGACCACCGTGGTTTCCTTTTGTAATACCGCATCGGTTTTCACCGCATCTCCAGTGACTACTTCAGTTCCCTTTGGTGCTTCTGTCTGGGTTTCCTTGGACACCGCCGTTTTCGTTGGAGAACTTATGGTGTCTGGTTTCTTGTCTACAAGGGGAGGGGACTGAAAGGTGGCACGACACGACATCAGTCCCAACGAGCAAAGAGCAGCAAGCGTCCATAGTGTTTTCATAGTTTCTCCTTAAGTTTTGTTTCCGGCTGTAGCGGAGCCGAAATAGAATCCGACAATACTCAGTAGTATCTGACGGTTTTCCTGCGTGAAAAGATAACCGTTCACGGTTTGGAACACGGTTTCCTTTGCCTCGGGAATCAAGCCGAAAAGAACTTCAGGGCTTGTGTGTTCTACTTCCACTACGGTTGGGATGCCGAAGAACGGCAGGACGAAGGGAGCGGCAATAGTTCCAAACAGGACCATGAGAACAATGAGTTGCCGCACGGTTCTGCCCGAGTCGATGGGAACCCGTTTCACGGCTTCGTTTTGGTTCAGGTTGGTTTTAGTGCTGGCAGCAAGCAAACGTTCGAAGGCTTCTTTGTCTGCCTGTCGTTTTTCAGCCATATGGCGGAAAATAAATCCTGCTATGCTTCCCCCGAGTAGTGATATTAGTTCCATAGGAATCATGTGTTACTCCTTGAATGGGTTCTTTTCGCTGAAGCCTTCCAGTTCTTCCTTGCGAATATTTCCCGCAAACTGGTCCAACCGGCTCTTGGGCATTTTCAGACCAGAGATGAGGGTATACAGACGAAGCGTGGGCTTCTCGTCCTCGTAGATGCCACGGTGTAGGGTGGCATTGGGGCAGAGCGAAGACAGGGTATCAAATCCATAGGACAGGCTGTCCATCAGACCAGGTGTGTTTTCCATGATCTCTTTGCCGCCCACAGCACAGCACGCTGCGTATGTGGCATCAGAAATATCCAGTTCCGCAAGCAGGGTCTTGTCCATGTTGGACTTGATGGCACCAGAAATCTTGGTTTCATGGGCAGGCTCTTTCGCTCCTTCGCCACGAACCGGATCCATTTTGGAAACGCCCATGACCATTGTACCACCGCAACGGAGAACCGTGGCATAGTCAGTGGGGTCAAAGGAGGTGTACGGTGATGCGTGCTTGGACAAGACATTGAATATATGGAAAAGACCTGATACGGTGTTATTGATGGTGGTCCAGAACTCTTTCACGGTAAGATTCTTGTACATC